TTTTTCACTCTTCTATAACATCAATAATAGAGAAATCCGTTTCTCTATTATAAAACCAGAGGCCTCCTTTCTCGTTGACAGAATACGGTTCCGCAATTACCGCATGGTCATCAACGAACCAAACGACTGCGTATGAAACGCATTCCGTTTCTCCTGCTTCCCCGTACTTGATTACGCCATGTACGGAAACTCCAACTTCCAACAATTCTTTAACATTAACGTTGATTTCCATGACAATCTCCTTCTGCATCCGTTTGGACACTAGCTTTTGTACAGAGCTTACTGCTAGTGAATCTAGTCACTACCCTACCCCCATATAGGAGGTAGACGCTTAGGGCCTAAAGTCTGTTTATACTCGCCCTAACGAGTTATAAAGGGGGCCTTATATAAACCCCATTTATAGAAGAGGTATGTACCCATATAGGCGGCCGCATATAGCCCTACCCATACAGGTGTACATACACACATGAACTACTACTTACTGATATACAGGGCTAGTAGTCTGATGGCTACACGTACTGCTAGGGATAGCACAATGCCACCCCATACTAGGTACCATAGGGCTACTATACCCATGACTACCCATATCTCCTGCCCTACCATGCTACTGGTAGGGACTACTGCCTGTGCCATAGCTACTACTGTATGCATGCGTACACATAGTAGTACCGCTACTGCTACCATACCTACTACCAATTGTCCTTTAGTTGCCTTTTTACTACTGATTGTTATCTTTCTCATTATTTATTCCTCCTATTGGTGTGCCTGTAGTGACTATGCAACTGACCGTAGTGACATTAATAAAGCGTACGTCCAAGCAATGTATCTAGCTCGGACTCAAGTTCTCTTATTCTGAGCCTTTTCTGCTCATCATAGAAGCGATTCAGTCTTACCCTATAGATATCCCTGTTTGCTGTACCAGGGCGTCTTGCCTCCCTCAACTCAGCATAGAGATAATCAAGGATAGCTTGTGCATTGGCTATCTCCTTCCTTAGTTTATTGGCTCTGCGCATCAAGAGCTTGTTGTTTTCCACAACATAGGCAGCATAAGCCTCTTCCACCAAGGAACGCGCAGTTCCCTGGCTTCCATACAACATTTCATTCTTGGTCAATTTGTACATGGTAATTCCTCCTTGATGTTGGCCATCACCCGTTATTAGTTAGCAGAAATAGAGACCCCCCGGTGGGCACCGAAAGATTCACCCCTATCACTACTACTACCACCCCGTGCGCCCATTTCTGCGCTACTCCACCCCCTATACAGTTTTCTTGACTCCTGTACGGAGCCGATAGGATATTGACTGCTGGTCCAAGCCAGCTAGATTCGACTCCTGCGCGGGGCCAGGATGATTGCGCCACCCCAAAAATATTTCGCACACATTCCTTATACCCTATAGGTTTCTCGACTTCAGCGCCGGGCCAGGGGTATTGGACGGTTTGATTGCACTGACAATTGCCTATTGTACTTGGGCTGGTGTCGTTCATTCTGAGGCAAATATGAGCCTGCTCGTCCTTTCTTTTTTTAAAAACAGGGAAGTAGGAGCCTGCAAAGCAGCAGCGCTTAGAAGACCAGGAATGGCCCTTAAAGAGAGTCAGTAGAGAGAGTATCGAGTCAGCAAGGTTTATCAGTAAGCTTTATCACACTGGATGCCTAAAGGCCTGCGAAATGGGGGGGGTGGGCATGAGAAAGAGGGGTACCCCTTCTCAACAAAAGAGGACATCCCAAAAAATTTTGCAAAAAAATAACCCTTACCCTAGACTTTGTTAAGTTATTCACAAACAGGCTACCAGTGTGAACATCTAGTGTGGACACCTGAGCATCTCAGCCTTGTTCTTGCTGACCCGACAGCAGAACTGTCTTGTACTTGCTGACGCAAAGGGTTACATCTATAGAGTAAGAACAGAAACAAAGTAACCAGAAAAAGGAGGCGTTCAACATGTATCACGAACATGACGAGAACTTCTATGGAGTGCCTAAGAAATCCAGACATTCCTTGGTCACCATCAGCCGTGACGAGTACAAAAAGCTGTTGTTGACTGACAGACTGTATGACAGAGGTCTAAAGTCGAGAAAAGAGCACTACCGCAGCCTTAGTTTGTGGGGTGTGTTGAAGGAGTATTGGCAAGCCAAGCACCGAAAAGACTGATTGATGCACGCAGGGCCTCGTCTCTTTGGATGACGGGGTTTTTGTTTTGCTCTCTTTCAGCAGGTGTGAGGACAGTATGACCCGAAAAAGCAGAGCATTAGCCGCCAAGGGGGGAGGGTGACAGGGGTTTCTTCCCTTTAGGAACACAACTGAAGAAAGAGAAGGCGAATAACGTAAAAGGAACAGAACTTGGGGAACAGAAAGGCGCTGTGGCGCCGGTCAAAAGCGTGAAGAGAGGAGGGATTGCAAAAAAAAAGAGGATTGGTTAACGTTTGTATAGAAGAAACGCAAGCAAAAAGGAGGAAATTACATGAAAAAAGAAGATTTACTGGAAGAAGTGGATGTCCAAACCATCAAAGACAACACATTGGTCTCCAGTATCAGTGATGAAAGAGCGGGGGAAATCCTTGCCTTGAAGCAAAAAAAATCAAAAGAAATGGAAATCAGCCAATTAGCCGAAACCATCCCTTCTACCTGGAAATTATCGCCAAAAGGAATGAATGCCGTGCGCACCAGTATGACAATGATGTCGACAACGCACGGTCTGTACGCCTCGATTCCGATGATTTGCAAAGGGGAAGACTGCATTTATGCCACGCTTTTCCCGGAATTGCATGAAGGATTGGACGCGGAAGGTGAACGTTGCCCGGTCGAAATCGCCCTGATTTTGACAAAATATGACGCCTATATCAAAGAATTGGGCATCGAAAAGGAGGATGCGGTTGATATGTCGATTCTGCGGGATGTCATTGATTTTGAAGTCCAAATCATGCGCGCGGAGAACAAAATGGCCATCGAAGGTGACTTCGTCAAAGATATCGTGGTTGGAGTGCAGGAAAACGGCGTGCCCATCACCCAGGAACAAATCACCAAAGCGGCGGAATACAAGGATAAGATGCAAATGAAGCGCAACAAAGCGCTCGAATTGCTGAACTCGACCCGAAAAGACAAGGCTGGTACCAAACTGACTATGGTTATGGACCCATCCACGTATGCCCGCGACTTGCTCAAGCGTGCTGACATCGGCGGCAGCACCATTGAGGGCAACTTCGATGAACTGGAAGTCATTCCGGACGTGCTCGATATGCACAAGAATAAACCATGAACACCGAACAAGAGAACCTAAAACAAAGACTGCGCATCCGCCGTTCCGGCATCAGTCCTGCAATGATACCGGAAGGTGTCAGTCTGGAGGAATACCAGAAAGCGATGGAGAACATCCTCAGCGGGAAAAAGCTTTCGCAAATCGGGAGTGTCGAACAATCCATCATCGGCAAGTGGGCTACCGCCAATGTCGCCCCGCGCAAAGAAGCTGCGGCCATCGACAAGAGCATTGCGCGCCACAACCGCAAAGAAGAGAAGATTCTCTACAAGCGAGCCGAACGCATTCGCACGAACCGTCCTTTAACGGCGAAACAAGTCGCCGGAAGAACGGAACGGGAATTGCTGCATCACTTCGACAAAAGCGAATTGCTTCAGTTTTACGAAAGAGGCGATGACCTGAATGCCTTGGCCAGAATCCATGGACAAAACGTGCCGGTCGGAGCAGAGGCTTTGAAAGGCAAAACAGCCCGCACCATCGTCGGGGCACCGCGCGCACTGAAAGCCTTCGGGGCCTTGGCCGGTGGAGTTGCTACTGCTAATATGGTCAACGATGTGCTCTTCGATGAACCATTGCCAACACCAGTAATCCTCTTGGAGGCTGCAGGTATCAGCTATGTCGGATACAAAGCCGCTATGCCTGTTTTGGAGAAACGGGCATCAGATTATACCCGCAAGGCTTACACGGCTCAGAAGGCTGAAAAAACCTTAATGGCGAAGGCGCAAACACCAGACGCATTCAAAGCGTTGATGTCGAAATCGGAAACCATTGCAGGGGAACGTTTAGCGCAACGCCAAGTCACCAACATGGGAAAGCTAACGAAAGGCATCAAAGGAGCGGGACTGTTCATCGCCGGAACCAGTATCCTACACCAACTAAACAAGGGAGTGGACAAAGCCGAAGGCCGTAACCAAGTCCGCAAGCAGGAGAAACGCCAAGAGAAACAAGCAGAAGAGGAGGCCAAAAAACGAGAACGTTACCGGTCCGGAGTTTCTTTCGGTCATGTCGACACCAGTAAAATCGTAATGGATTTGTTTAATGAACGCATCGGCCACTACAAAATGGGGAACAGCCGATTCTAATAAGAAAGGAAGAATAAGATGAGACCACTCAAAATGAACAAGAAGTTCACCCAAAAAGCGAAATCAATGGCTTTCGGGAGCATTTCGAACGACGCTAAGAAAATCCGCCACAATGTTACAAATGCCAAGAAATTCAGCAAAAAAATACCATCCAGCGGAGCAGAAACGGCAGGAAAAAGACTGAAAGCAACCGGCGGACTGTTTGTAGACAATATGAAAACAAGCCCAGGTGGTTGGAAAGCACTCGCCGGAAACGTCGGTTCCGGGGCCTTAGCGGGCGGTATTTCTGGGGCAGCCCTTAACACTCTGCGCGGAGAAGATGCTTGGGAAGGGGCCAAAACAGGGGCTTTCTACGGCGGAATGGGCTATGGTGGCCTACAGGCTGTACGTGCCGGGGTAAAAGCCGGAGCGAGCGAAACAATGGTAGACGCAGTTGGGCGTTTTGGAAAGAATAACAACGTCAGCAAAGACGTCAAAACCCTGATGCGCGACGCAAAAACTCACGTTATCGCTAAAAGTGTAACAAAAAACAAAAATAATTAAGGAGGACTCAAAATGGATGAAAAACTAATTACAAAGTTTATGAAAGGGGCCGTCGATGCGGTTGCTTCCCAGCCAAAAGCTATCAAGAAGGTAGGGAAAGACCTTTCCGATATCGGCAAAACCAGTTTCAAGAACGTCAAAAACGGCATCTATCCGGACGGAAACTTCTCCAGAAATGGTCTTGCTAAGACAATATTAACTATGAATGACAACCAAGGCCGGCGTGCAGCTAATCTTTATACCGGCAAGAAGCTAAATACGCCGATGATTCTTGGTGTAGCCGCTCTGGGGGCAGCCGCAGTTGTCGGGAATCCAGGCAATCTTGTCAACGGAAAGAACCTGGAATCGGAAAAGATGAGCGATTATGAAAGCTTGATGGGGATTGCCGGTTTAACAGCCACGCGTTTGGGACCCAATCCTATCGAGAACGGCCAGTTGTCCGCCATGAGTGCCGATGGAACCGCCGGACGGACCTCTTCCCAAGCACCAACGCTGAACGCTTCGGGCAACATGGTCTTCGGTATGCACAACAGCAGACGCTAGGAGGAATAAGCAATGAGTTTTAAAGCAATCGCAGACGCAACCAAGAAGGTTGCCGAAACAAGCTTAGGCTCCCGAGCCATCAATCTGGTCAAGGACAACCCCATCATGGCAACGGTCGGGGTTGGAAACTTCATGTATGACGTCAACACCCAGACAAAGCAAGGAAACGGATTGGGCGTGTCTATCATGAAAGCCGGTATCGAGACCGCCCTTTGGGACTTGAACCCTGTACTGATGACAGCTGCTACACTGGCGCCGATGGCGGTACAAGGCGGCGTCGCAGCGCATAAATTCCGCCGTCAACGGACAGAAGAACGTTACGATATGAAGCACAACAGTTATGGTCAAATCGGTGGAGGCTTCATCGATACAATGCAAGCGCAAACGATGCGCCAAGCTGCCGTACAACAAATCCAAGGCAACAAGCTGAATGCCCGCTCCGCGCTTGGCGGGGAAGCTCGCATCTTCTCGAACAAGATTTACTAAAAAGCTCCTTCGGGGGCTTTTTATTGTGTTCTTGACTAAAGGACATGCAAAGGGTTAAAAATGAGAAAACCGAAGAAAGGAGAATTATCATGTCGAACACCATCACACGTTACGATGATGACATGGCCAGGATTATGAAAGACCCAGCGCTCTGGGCGGAATACCACCTGAAACAAAAACCGCGCTGGTACCAAGAACAAATCCTGCGCCACCCTCACAATCGTATCGTTCTGCGTTGCGGTCGACGTCTCGGAAAATGCATTGAAGGCTCTCAACGTATCCTGAATGCGGACACCGGCGCATATGAAAGCATCGAGTCCCTCTACAAAAGACAGGTAAAGGAAACTCCACTGCTTTCTTTGCAGGAAGACTATACCTTTGCCAAAACAAAATCCTTCTTTATAGAAGATAACGGCATCAAGCCTGTATTCAAAGTTCAAACCAAGCATGGCGCAGAAGTCGTCTTAACAGGGAATCACCCCGTATTGACGATTGACGGCTGGAAAGAAGTCGACGCCCTGACGGTCGGAGAATTCATCGCCGTTCCAAAAAGTCTGCCGGTATTCGGGAAAGACGCACCTGGATTGAACCGGGCCAAAATGGTCGGCTATATCGCAGGTGCGTTTAGTATGACGCAAAAAGGCCCTGTCCTTTCCATCACTTCGAAAGAAGTTGTTGGAGAAGTATTGAAGACGGCCGCAGCAGCAGAAATTTCGCTCTTCAAAAAGACAGAACAGAATTACTTCCTGCATGACCATGACGGGCTTTTCGAAAAAGCCATGTCTGAACAGGAGGATGCTTTACCGAAAGAAGTCTTCACTTACGACAAGAACCACTTGGCTGTCTTCTTGGCTGCTTTGTACGATACCAATGGCTGGGCGTACTCGGAAAGAATCGCTGAAGTCGGTTACGGTTCCCGTAGCCACAGCAAAATCAAGGAACTGAAGCACTTACTGCTCCGTTTCGGCATCGACACAAACATCGTCAAACGCACCCTGACCGAAAGACCGTATTATCAATTGATGATATACGCCAAAAAACACGTCCTGTCCTTCGTAGACCAAATCGGTATCTACGCAGCCAAAGATTACCAGGAGGTACGCGCATTCGCCGAAAGCATGACCGAACGCGATGCGACGTTGCCGCCTAAAATCTGGGAGTACATCGAAAAGGAACGTGTCGAGAAAGGCATGAAGAAATACCAAGTCACCGGCGACAAGGCGGAAAAATTCCGCAAACATGTTGGATTGACAGAGGAAAAAGCCAAACGCTATGCGGAAAACCTGCAATATCCTTTCCTGTATGACTTGGCTCGTTCCGACCTTTACTGGGAAGAAGTCATCTCGATTGTCCCGATGGGTGAGAAACAAACCTACGATGTCTTTGTGCCGGAAACGCACAATCTGGTCGTAGAAGACGTTCTCGTTCATAACACCTGGACAATGGTCGCGCACATGCTTTGGGTTGCTTTCACCTGTAACGGCGGCAAAAGCCCGCGCGGTGCAACCTGTGTGGTTGCAACTCCGTACGACACCCAAGCGCGTTTGATTTTCAACGAAATCGTTCATTTTTTGGACGAGAACGAAGTGCTAGGTAATTCGGTTAAAAGCCGAACCAAGAACCCATACTTCATCGAGTTCAACAATGGTTCCCAAATCAAGCTGTTCACGGCGGGGACTAAGAGCGGAAGCGGCGGTGGAAGCTTGCGTGGACAAAAAGCCGATTGGCTTTATATGGATAAAACTTTGTCCCTTTATACAGCGATGTATACCGAATAATTGTGTGAATTCAAGGAAACCTAAAAGGAGAGAAAAACATGAACCAAGAAGAAAGAGAAGCCTTTTTTAAGGAAGAAGAAACACTAAGTACACTGGCGAAAGCGGCATCCGCCACTTCGGAGCATGCTCCTCACGGCAATCTTGAGCGAAGCTATGTTGGCGAAAAATGGTTTTACTATGGCGAAACAACAGATGAATACAGCCTGTATTGCGACGAAGTCGTAGATGAAGACATGCAACGTGTCTACATCATGATAAAAGAAGGTGAACGCCCATTGCTACACAATCTGGTGGCAATGGACAAAATTACCTACGAAAAACGCTATCCGGTGCAGTCACTGTTCATGCATCCAATGCAAGAAGCTGAAGCGCGGATGATTCTACGCAAACATTTTTCAAACCAACACTGAACGTGCAACGACCATCCTATGGCGGCCGTGAGATGCGGCAACAGGAGTAGGGCCCAAGCGGGCGGGTGAAATTCCCTTAATCCGAAGCGCACAATATCTAGGAGGAACTTATGATAACAATCAAGACGACATTGAAGAAGTATGGAGATGAGACACGTTTATGGTATTTTGGCCACCAAGGAGAGCAATTCCCGGTAGTTTTGGACACAAAAGAAGGCTACTTAGTCCAACGGGAAGACTGCGAGACGACCAAACTATATCTCGTGAAACACAAACACGCCGTTTTGATGGAGCCGGAAGAAGAACCGGAAGCCTAGATAATGATATGGTCTCGTACCCCGGGAAACCGGGGAGATAGGTAGCGACTATCGTAAGTATCCGGAAGTTGACTATATGACTGACCAAGATTTCACAACCATCTACGCCATCACCCTGGAAGCACCGAAACGTATCGGCACGATGATAGCTTCAACGCCTACCGGGCGTCGCGGGATGTTTTACAAAACCTGTACCGAAATGAAATTCAACCAAGACGAAGCCATTCCGCCTGTCAATACGAAGCAATTGGGTTACGTCTATGACAGCAAAAAGTATGACAGAGAACTCGCCGAAGGCTGGAAAGAGTTCCATTATCCTTCTATGTGTAACCCGGAATGGTCTGAGCAGATGGAACGCGAACTGAAAAACCAGTTCGACGAAATCTCCTACGAACACGAAGTACTGGCAGAGTTCGGTACCGAAACAATCGGGGTTTTCAACAAGGACTACATTGACGAAGCAGCCTCTAAAGGTTATCGTTTGCAAGAACGTTCAGCCTCCAATGCGCCTGTCGCCATCGGGATTGACTGGGATATTGACATAATAGTAAGAAGTCGTTACGTTTCCTTAATAAGGAGATGATTCCCATGGAAAGATATAAAGAAAAAGATGTGTTAATGGAATTATACAATGAGCACAAAAACATCAGAAAAATTGCCGAAATCCTAGAAGTAAATCACAAAACGATTTCTATCTGGATGAAAAAACACGGAATTAAAACAATTGGTTCCCAAGGCGCACGCAAAAACAACTTAAACCATGACTTCTTCGAGTCTATTGATTCAGAAGAAAAAGCCTACTGGCTTGGTTTTATTATGGCGGATGGTTGTGTGTACAAAGGAAGCGACGAAAGTTCCTTAAGGCTGCAAATAAACCTAAAAGGTTCTGATATTGAACATTTAGAAAAATTCCAAAACGCCATCGATTCTTCTTATAAGATACAGACAAAAATGATAAAAACATCAAGCGTCTGCATTTTAAAAGTAAACTCCACAAAAATGTGCCAAGACCTAATCGCTTTAAATGTAGTGCCAAGAAAGTCGCTTGTGGCAGAAATGCCTCTCATTCAAGAAGATTTGCAAAAACACTACATTAGAGGCTATTTTGACGGAGACGGGTGTTTGGATTTTGTAAACAAAAGAATTAGGGCAAGAATGGTAGGCACAGAAAACATGATGTCTTCTATTCATGAAATCCTAAAAAGGAACGGTATTCGTTCCTCTGTTTACAAACCAAGTACAGGAAAGAAAGTTTTCTCATTAGAAATAACGAAAAAAGCTGAGGCACTAAATTTCTTTAAGTGGATTTATGAAGAATCAAACACTTATCTTTCCAGAAAAAAGGAATTATACGAATCTTCAAAAGGATGTCCCCTTTAAGAGTAATCTTATCGACGAAATGCAGGTTAATTGCGGGAAACCCCTTAGAGCCTTTATTACTAACTTCAGGTGGAAACACACTGAAGGGCGAAGGATAACGCCTTCGGTACAGTAAAAAGATAAAGGATTGGGCAATCATACGCAGCCAAGCTCCGTACAGGAGAAGGTTCAACGACTATTCCTTGGCCGAGGACACTCGGCAATAGAAGTAGGGCGCGCATCGCGCGTGGGTGAGAGTCCCTTAAATCGAAATGCCTGCCTCCTTATTTTGATGAGGATGATGATATAGTCTAGTCCGTCTGCCTTGAGCAGAGTTAAAGTATCCTGAAAAGGACGGTAGAAACGAAATACGGCAGTCAAACAAATATTGTTGTCGTCCAATACGACCCTTTCGACCAGCAACGAGCAAGGCCAGAACTGGGTATCATGGAGCCCGAATTTGGACGTTTCAAAGTCATCAACCATATCGAGATTCCGAAATCGGAAATGCATTACGATATGGCTGTACAGACGGTCATCGAATTGGACAAGAAATACCATCCATTTGCGATTTATCCTGACCGCGGAGCGGGTGAGTACCAAATCGAGATGCTGCGAAAAGCACTCGGCGACAAAGTAAAAGGCGTCTTCTACGGTTCTACAACCGAAGTCAGAGACCCTATCAGCCGCGTCTTCGAGAAGAAATCACTGAAACCGTTCCTCGTTAACCAAACCACCTTAATGTTGGAACGCGGACAATTGCGTATCCCGCACAAAGACATTTCCGAAGTTATTCATCGTCAGATGACCAACTTCCAAGTCGTGCGCGTATCCGAGAAAAGCCAAGAGCCGGTCTACACCAGCGAAGACGAACACGGATTGGATGCGATGATTTTCGCCCTTTACGCCTTCATTGAGGAATATCCGGATTTGGTGAACACGATTTACCGCATCGAAACCGCCCGCCAAATGGGCGTGCAAAAACCCGTCCACCACGACCCGCTAAATGCTATCATCCAGAACAGGCTTGATGGGAACCGCGAAATCGAGGCATGGGATGAACCAGGAGGACCTCCACTTCGGAAAGTCCGAGTGGGTTACGCTGGTAAAAAGAGCAGCCAGAACGAATTGGGCTGGGGCCGGCGCGGACAATCGCTTGGCCGTAAGCCCGTCAAACGGCGCGGCTTCTAAATTTGTATAATCGCCTTCGGGCATTATAAAACATTCTTCGTTCTTTTCCCCGGAAGAGCCCTCTAGGTTACCCCCTTTTCCTGGAGGGCTCTTTTATTTATACAGGAGGTGAAACCATGGAAGAAGAAAATCTGCTCGAATACCGCCCCTTACTGGAGAGAGAGGAGCGTTTGGCAACAAACTGGCGCCTCCCACAAGAAGAAGCTCCAACGACACCAAGTGCCAATCGGCCAGCCACCGGGAAGCCCGGGTCGGGCATTGTGACAGAGACTATCAAAGAATTCGAAACCATCAAAACAACGATTCAAGACAAGCTGAAGACATTGGAAAAAGAAAATTTCAAAATCCGTTTCCCGATTCCTCCCGCTCAAGCCGCTGATGTGACAAGAGCAAAGATAGAACTTGGCTTAACCGGAGACGAATTGACCATCACCGATTATCGCAAAGCGTTGGAAGAAAAAGATACGCCGGCTGGGGATTTCTTGCTTGAAGTCATAGAAGACTGGATAGAGGGGCTCGAAGGCAACATCCAACTGGAATCTTATGCCCAATATTTCCAGTTGCAGGAGGAAACAAGTCTACTGGACAGTTACCTTTCAAAAATTCTTTATCCCGCAATGGGGCTGACGCAGGTTGATACTCAAGACCCGAATTGGGAAAAGATTTTGGAAGTAAACGAAAAAGCCTGGCACAAGGAACAACAGCTAAAACTTGCCGCCTATGAACAAAGTGAACGGGCACACCTGCAGTCCTATCTGAAATACCCGGAACGCATGGAGCAAACATTCGGGAAGTTGTATGAAGAAAAGAAAACGAAACGGGACGCCGAGAACCGGATAGCCCAAGCAAACGAAGCGCTTGTCTTATTACGGGCGAAAACGCAAGACATCCAGAACCTTTTCATCGAAACAGAAGAGGCCGAAACAAGAAACCCGTACCCAGAAAAAACAAGTGTTCTTTCCGGCTTGGCTGAAATGACCAGAAACGACGCTGACTGGCAAGCTAACTTGACTAATTTTGGGCTAATGCTTACGTTGTCGGTGGATACAAAAAACAAAGATAAACATCATGTCAAAAACACCTTGCGTCATACCTATTCTCCCGGTAATCGCGAGAAGCTATTAGGCGAACTGAGTGTCTACGACGAAATTTACCAAACAACGGCTCTGCAAGCATTGCATCTGGGCGAGGCCTACGACGAAACAATCGCTCCGGAATTGGAGACCCTATTGAATCAGGTTGCCGACGGTTTGTTGGAAACAAGCAAACAGAAGAAAGCCAAAACAAAAGAGCTGTACTCACTGACGCGTGCCACAACAAGACTGCAACAAAAAACCATCCAACAGATGGCAGAAAAGGACGACGCCCGACAAGGCTATCATCTGATTCAGGAAATCAAAGAAAAAACTAAAGACACCGGTATGCCGGACAGCCAATCGCTGTCTCAACTGCTGGAATCGTAAGAAAAAGGGTGTGAATTATGGATTTAAAAGATTTGTTCGCACTGCGCAGAAGCAGCAGACAAAAGCGAATAACGATTGATGAAAGGGTACGAGCGATTACCGAAGCCCGCGCCACTGGAGCCAAGCGTGACCCGGCTTCAACAAAAGTCAAATCGGTCTCTCCTCGAATCGGGGGCGGTTCAGCCGGCCAGTTCGAAGAATCCCCGGTGGACCTTTCCGAAATCGGAAGGGCCTATCATAGCGATTCTTATATCCGAAGGGCTATCGACAAAATCAGTGGACTGATGTTCAAGTCTGGTTGGAATTTGGTTTCTTTGAACCCGACAGCATTAGAATATGTCCAGAATCGACTTAGTTTGATTGAAGAATCGACAAACATCTCTACTGAAGAATTGTTGCGCGAACTGGGTGGAAACTTTATCCTTTATGCCAATGCACCGATTGCCAAGACGCGTGGTTCCGAGAATCTGGGCGGACTGCAGGCAGCCGGTTATTACGGTGGCGAACCGATTAACGGACTCTTCCCGGCTTCTCCGGAATACTTCCAGGTACAGCGCGATGAGTTCGGCAACGTGGAAAACTACACAATTTCCGGAGATTCCGGTGGTCAAGGTGTTGAATTCAGTGTCGAAGACATTGCGCATCTGACTTACCACAAACCGACAGGCCGTGCTTACGGCGTGCCTTACATCCAGAACATTATCGATGACGTCTTGATTTTGAGACAAATCGAAGAAAACGTTGCCCGCTTGGTTTACCGGAACCTCTTCCCGCTACAGACCTATACGGTCGGGCGCATAGAACCCGGATACGAAGCGACAGACGAAGAAATTGAACAAGTAACAGAAGAAATCCGTAACATGCCATTGGACGGTATCCTGGTTATCCCGGAACGCCACAAAATCGAATCCGTATCCTCAAACGGAGCAGCCCTGCAAGCCTATGACTATCTGAAGTATTTCCGTCAGCGTGTCTTTACGGGTCTGGGTGTATCGGAATCAACCATGGGTATCGGCGATTCAGGCAACAAATCGACTTCCGACAATCAGTCTTCCGACTTGATTGATTTGGTAAAGGACTTCCAGCAGACCTTTGCCGCAGAAATCCAACGTGAAATCATCAACGAAATCCTCTTTGAGGGAGGCTTCGACCCTACCCTGAACAAGGATGACCGTGTTTCCTTCGAGTTCACTGAAATTGAACAGGCGGCTAAAATCGCCCGCGAGAACCATGAGATGCAGAAATTCATGGGCAACGTTCAAAGCTTGGACGAAACCAGAGAACGTATGGGGTATGAGCCGACAACCGACATAAGCATGTTCTTTATGAACCTAACAGCAACATTGGCAATGGATACGGCTTCTGCACAAGGAACCGTCAGCAGCAAAGACCAGCCACAAAATCAGGCCGGAAAACAGCTGAATCCGAACAAAGACACAATGAAGGCGAATTTTGATAAAAATGATTCAAATTCGGTGTTGACGGAGTTTGGGCTAAAGGTTAACTTTACAACAGATGAGTCAAAAAAGGGCGTTTTTTCTGAAAAAGAAAGGCAGTCCTGGAAAAAAGTGAAGGAAAGTATCCTTGAAGGAAACTTCCGTCACGCTGAAACGACTCGCCAAAAAACGCTTCTTATTGAAACTATCGAGTTGAGCCTGAATC